AAGGAACAAATTTATTGTACCACTCCATAAAACTTCAGAGCGAATTTCTACAGGAGTTAGCCCGGCTGCTGCTGGCTCTTTCCATGATAGTATAATGTATGGGTTATTATATGGAATAAAATTTGATAAAATTTGATCCATATCTTGCATATATCTAGCTAATACAGACATGCTAATCTCAATATTAATAGGTATAGGCATCATTATATTACTACTAGTTGCCTCGTCTATAGAGTTATAGACACTTTCAAGTTTATTGAAAACTCTAGTTTGATCTCTTGATATACCTGTAACACTTACAGCTACAACAGGCAGCGTTAAATTTTGTGCCTTGTTGACAATATCATACATTACACGTTGTTTAGGAGCTAATACATATCGAACACTGACAGTGTCTTGAACAACTCTATCTTTACCGTATCTTTTAATTATAACATCGTCAAATGCACACAGAAACTGCGTGAGTAAGTCCTTTATTTCGAACGAATATGTATAATCTTTCACTGTGTATATTTAGTCTATACAAATCTATCCAGAAAATATTTCGGTATCTTATGCTTATACTTGACGATATTCTCTACAATAGCGGCATCGAGAATATATGTAATACAGTAATCTTTGTTAGACCTAACACCGCGACCACAGGCTTGAATTAAAGAACTAAGCATCTTATTCGTATACCAATTAAAATCAGATTTCATCATCCGCTCTACACGCTTATCATTTGTCGGTAAGTAGGGCGCTTTGATAATAATTTGAAAGCGTGCTAAATCGTCCTTTAAATCAACACCGTGCGACATAGAAGGAGACGCCATAATTGTAGGTTTATCAGAATTAAAATGCTTATCTAGAATCTCTTCATTACGTATACCTGGCTCGCGATATAGTATACGTGAACACTTAACATTATCCTGCAAATATTTTGTAATTGTATTTGTCTGGGTATGAATAAGTCCCTTATCATTAGCGTGGTGCTCGCAAATTTGTCTAACTTGTTCAGCAATCTTAGGTAAGTTCGATTGCATGTTTTGATAGTTTAGCTTTATTTTTGTGTTAGCATAAATCGGAGCTTTCTTCGGATCGAACGTAGATTCAGCTTCAATGTATTTGTACTTATCAATACCAAGTGTTTTACAGAAGTTAGCAGGATCAATAATTGTTGCAGACATTAGGATAATCTTATCTGCATATTCAAACAAATACCTTGACAACTTATCTACCTTAAGAGGCATAAAGTTAATCCCCTTTGCTATACGTTCAAATAGATATTTACTATCATGCCATGTATCTACAATAGCTCTTAACTTGCTATGAATATTTAGTAATATAATAATCTCGGTTTTGCGCTCGCTAAGAGTTGCAGGTGTTTGCTTAGCACTCTTATTTGTAATTTCATCGCGCAATTCTTCTACTCTTTCTTCAATATCTTGACACAGCATATTAACCCACTTACCAACTTTACCGTAATCTATATCGCTCGGAAATGGTCGAATAATTACCATTGACTTCTTAAGAAGATCAAAGTTAACCTGACATGAGAATTCTTTTACTAACTGATCTTCTAGCTCCGACGCTTCATCGCAAATAATATATTGCTTACGCTTAACGTGCGCAGGTAATGCAAAAAACATATTATAATTTAAAGTAGTAAACTTTGATATAAGTGCCTTGTTTCTTGCATTATAATAAGGGCAGCTATTTTTTTTCCAGCAATCTTCTTTTAGACTCTTAATGTGTACGCACGGTGCACTCTCTACAGTAAAGTTATCATCATAGCTACATTGATAATTCGACTTGCCCTTAAGAACATCAATATCATCAAACAACTCTTTATATTGATCTTGTAGAGCTTTAGTAATAGTTAAAGCAAAGGTACCAAAAGGCTTTTCATCTTCTGCTTCGTTCTGATAACCACCAACATTATTATGTTTATAAATTTGATATGTATTTACTAAATCAATATAATCTTCTGAGGGATTTTTTGAGTCATTACCAAGAGTCTTTGAAATAAAAGACTTACCCGAGCCAGTAGGAGCACTACAAACGACAAACTTATAACCATCATCAAATGCTTTCTCAATATTTTTAATTAGCTTAACCTGCGACTTATTTGGAGTAAACGGCTCCGGAAACTTCTGTAATAATCCACTAAACATATATTATCATTATACACTAGTTCCCTTCTAATTCAAAGGTATAATGCTAACGATATTATCGTAGATTTTATGTGATGCGTTAGTCCTACACGTCTTAAGCTTACTTATAACAGGTTGTGTATTATTACACAATGAGCTTAACTTATAATTTAATGAACATATACCTTCATCGGAGTAATCAATTAAAAATGGGTAAGGTAATTCTAAAACCTTACTTTCCTTTTTATCCGTTTCAATATAAAACTTAATAAAATACTGCTTAATATTAAAGAGTGTTAATTTGCCTGTCTTCAATACTTTAGTATCACACTTAATTATAACTCTCGATTGAAGAAAGTTTTGAAGTATTTTATTATAAATTTCTAACGTCATGAATTCATAAAGTTTATTTTCTGATCTGTTGTCATTGGATATATTTCATTATTGAAAGTTTTCCAAAATTCGTCATTTGCAGGCATCTCTCTCAATACATCTACCTGGTCTGCAGATACAACTCTATAATTTTGCATTAACACATCCCATACAACACACGTATTAGTTGCAGCTTCATTAATCTGCTTACCGTGCTTAGGTGGTATATAGTTTAATACAATTTTACCGTTAATTGAATTTAATAGCTCGAATGACTTCGTGCATATCATTCTACGAGTGGCAGGCTTTCCTGCTACAGGAATTTTACGTGTAAAGCGTAAGTCTAAGACGTTATTTAATAATAATGTTTCAAGTGTTTGCTGAGGTACTATCATTTTTATTTTAATTTTGTAATCTCAATAATATAGTCATCATAACGACCTTTATTTGGTCGTAAATCGAATAATTTAATTTCATAATTTGTATTATTCTCAACAGGCGCAATAATTAAAGGTACATCATGATCTGGATTTTGTATATCCTCTATTATTAATTTACCTCCAACTTTAAGTTTATTGACCCAATTTGTTGATGCAAATAATTGTGTTTCAACACTATGTGGACCATCCTCTATAATAAAGTCAAAAAAGTTATCTTCAAATAAATCAAGAGTTTTTTGCGTAAAAGCATCTTGTACAAACCCCTTGGAATTATGAACAGTATTAATACGATCTATTACATGCTGAGATGTTTCTATATCAATACTAACTAAAGATGCATTAGGAAACCAACCTCTCCATAGGTCAAATGAATAACCGAGCGCAACTCCTATCTCTAGTAAGTTAATATTTTTCTCACGTATAGGTGAAAACACTTCACTGTAATAACCTTCAATATAATCATGCGCAGTTCCCTTATCTGTTTTTTCAGGTGTTTGTAATTGATTGTAATATGTATTTAATTTCATCATTTAGTTATGTTATTAACTGTTACTTTTGGTTTACAAATTCCAAATATTCTATCTTCATTCAAAAATACACCATTTTTAATAATGCCATGATCTTTAATAGCCATGTTAGCTATTGTCACACCGAGGTTATTAGGAAACACAACGATATCACCTACTTTAGTGTATTGTGCATGCGGACCTACTAAAATTACTTTAGCCTTTCTCCAGGCCTTTGTCTGTGCGTTTGTGGGAATATATATTCCATTACGCATAAGACCATCTTTGTCATCAGACAGATCAATATATTCTACAAGTAGAATATCATCCAAAATAAATGTTAATTCTAAATCTTCTAATCCAAAATCTCCATCGGAATGAGATGAAAGGTCTATTAGACTCTTCATCGGTGCTAGTGTATCGATACTTCTTGATGCCATATAGTTAATTAGGTAGGGTCTTAATAAAGTCAAGGTACATACTTACCTCGCGTTGCGAAATCATTTGATTACGAGCAAGAATAGGGATATTTGTGTCTTCTTTTTCCTCTTTTTCTTTTTTCTTTTTTACATAAGAAATCTTTTTATATCTACTTGTAGGTAGCAAGTAATGATACAACTTATACTGCTCATTTTTATCATCAAATAGACCTGTAAATCTATTAAGTGTTTCGTTTATAAGTACAGCTTGAGACTTATCGTAAAACGAAATCCATCTATTTATCATAAAAGGAACAAACGCTTGAAGACCTTCATAGTCGAGATCTTCAGCGTTTGTCTTCTTACTAAAAATTAACTTTCTTAGTAAGTCAAAGAAGTTCATACAATAACTTTAGTTGTTGCTAATTGAATATCCTTAATTTCTTTATTAAAGTAATCAACAACAGCCTCGATGAAATCCTCGGTAGCTTCATCACTTAGATGAGTACTATATGCAAAGCCTGGAGCCTTATTACCAGCTTTAATATTAATACCTGTATGACCAATCGCGACATTATCTTTTGAATATGTAATCGAAACACTCGCCTTACCTACCTCACGCTCTGTTTTATCTGAGCCAATAAAGGTATCATGAACCATAATATCATCACCTTTCATTTGAATAGGCTTTTGAATTACTCGATACAAGATATTTGCAATAGTTGTGTTGAGAAGTCGTTGGAAAGCTACAGCGCCGATAGGGCATAGGTTAGGAATCTCCCAACAGAAGTTAACTGCATCGTCACTAAAGATATAGTCCTTAGTCAGTGAGTCTTCAAGATCGATTAAGTTATCACTTACAAACATTGGAGCTCGAAAAGCTACAATATTACCGTAAGGTGATACCTTTTTATTGAAAAAGCGATATGCAAAGCGAGAGTGAATCAAGTCACCATT